AATGAAAAAAATGATGACATTCTTGAAAAAAGCTAAGGTTAAAGCTTTTACACTTGTGGAGATGTTGGTTACTAAAATTACTTATATTTTCCACTTGATGACAATGTCCTCAGCCGTGACCTGAACTTTGTTTATCAATGATCGAACTACTACCTTTTGTTCCTCATAGTTCATAGTCAGTATATCCCTTTGATTGAGAACATTTATCATCCCTTTTTTTCTATCTTTTTGTTTTATTGCTGGATCGTTTCCTAGTTTAGTCTCTAGAGATGCTCTCATGCTGGTAAATTCAGCTGATTTAGTCTGTAATTCCTCCAGCGTGATACGGTCGTCTATGTAGAGGTCGTTTAATCTGCCGAGCTTTTTAGATAACTCATCTATTTGTTTTTGATAGCTGTCACGGTCTATGGTTTCTGTATTATCTTCTGAAAATATTTGCTCCAGGTAATTAGTATCATTTTGTAACTTGCTGATTTCTGTCAATACATAGGTCTCTAAGTCATCTTTGTAATAAAATCCTGAGTCACATTTTTTGTTATCGTTGTAAGTGGTAATACCTCTCAGTGTTCTTGGGTGTCTTTGGTGGCATTGGTATTTCTTAAGCCTACTTCCATCCTTTCTCTTTACGCCCAGCATGATTTTTAATGGCGCACCACAGTAGCCGCATTGTCCAATACCAGAAAGGATGTACTTAGCTTGGAATGGCCTAGGATTGACATTCTCTGCTGCTGTCCGTTGTCTTATTTTGAGCTCGTTTTGAGTTTTGTCGTAGTCCTCTTTCGATATAATCGATTCATGGTTACCTTTGTAGATTTCACCTAGATATTGATTGTAACCGCAGTAAACAGGGTTGTCTAAGATGTTCCTAACAGCTCTATAATTCCAAGCAATTTCTTTAGGAAATTTCTCATTTAAGTCATCCCTTAACTTTGTAATTGACCTACCTGCTAGGTAGCTTTCAAATATAAACTTAACAGCTAGCGCTTGAGCTGGATTGATAGTAATAGTTCCTGTCTCTCTGTGGTAGTCGTATCCATAGGATGTTTTAGCCCACATCATGGATTTCCCAGCCTTGGCCCGTCCTATTTTACCAAGTTGCATACGCTCCTTGATTTGCTCCCTTTCTAGCTGGGCAAAGACACTCAAGAGTCCAATCATAGCCTTTCCAAAGGGAGTAGAGGTGTCAAAATTCTCCTGTAGGCTCAAAAACGCTATATTATTCTTTATGAAAATATCCTCAATTAAGTAAAGCGTGTCTTTTTGACTACGGCTAAGACGGTCCAGCTTATAGACTAGAACTGTATCAAATTTTCTTTTTTTAGCGTCTTTGATAAGTCCCTCAAGTGCTGGTCTGTCAGTATTGGATCCTGAGAAACCACCATCAGTATATATCTTGTAGACGCTCCAGTCCTTAATATCGCAGTAGCTAGAGAGCTTAGCTTTTTGCTCCTCGATTGAGTAGCCCTCTTCTGCCTGAGATGTGGTAGACACCCTGACGTATATAGCTACTTTATTTGTTGTTATCATAGTAGTACCTCTTTCAAAATTTCCTAAAAAATGATAAAATTGGTACAAGAAAAGACATCATGAGAGGTTATCTCCATGAAAATCTTTTCCTGTCACATGCCTCACGCTCTCGGTCGCCAAACTTCTGAGTGTGGGGATTTTTTAGTTTTTAAAAAGGGAAGCAACGGTTAAGTTACTTCCCCTGGCACGCTAAGGTGCAAAGTTTAAAATTATGAGGGTAAACCTCTAAGTAACTTAATTATATCATAAAATTAAATTGATTCCAACGATATGTAACAATCGAAGGGTGTGGGGCTTTTTTAAATTTTCTCAAATACCATAGTCGCTTGGATACGGTCACCACCAACCAAACCAGAACTACCGCCACTAGCAGTGCTTATTGTATGAAGTCTATAGCCTTTGGCTGCTTGTTCGTTGATAACTTCTTCTAAGGCTGTAAGGTTACGCGACCCTGTACCAAAAAATTTCTCTTTTAAAGTTACCTGTAAGACAACATATTGTAAATCTTCAGCTTCTGAAGCGACTGAAAGAGTGCTAGGACCTTTAAACATTCCCATTTTAATTACTCCTTTTATTTATTCTTTTATTTCTTTTAAAATTCTATTCTGTTCTTCTAAAAGTTCTATGATTCTATCTAGTTTCTTAACGGTATCGTTTTGGGCATTCAATAATGCGCGTGACATTTTCATGTCTGCGATACCGAGAGCCTTCATACTTTCGTTGTGGCTATCTACATTATCGTTTACACCGAAATTATATGTATTGGTATTACCGCTTCCAGCATCTAATCCGTTTACGCCATGATTAACTCCGTTAATTACAGATGTCCCACCAAATAAAATATAGTCTGTTGTCGTCCCTAAAATTTGTGCCAATTTTACCAATTTTCCTCCGCTTGGTATATTAGTTCCGTTTTCCCATTTAGAAATAGTAGAGTCTGATTTATATCCCATCTTTGTAGCCAGCTCTAGTTGACTTAATTTGTTAACTTGTCTTAAAGATTCAATTCTTGATCCGATTTGTTTGTTAAGCATCCTTTTCACCTCCTGCCTTTACAAACATATTATATAGTATATTTGATTTAAAATCAATAAAATTTGTTAAAAAAACAAAAAAAGTTGAAAAAAAATCAACAAAATTGTTGACACTTGATTTTAAATCAAGTATAATAAAATCAGATTTAAGAAAGGAGAAGGAAAAATGACAGATGTAAAACCTAAAATTACAATTCTTGAGATTCGAGCGAGAAATAAACTTAATCAAAAAGAATTTGGAAAAACCGTTGGTGTTACTGCTCAGACGGTGGGCTCTTGGGAAAAAAATATAAAATCAATTTCCGCAGGGAATCTTATTAAAGTGTGCCAAATTTACGGCGTCAAAGCAAGTGATTTGCTAGGTACATAATTTTTTGCACAAAAACTTGATTTTAAATCAAGTAGAAAAGGAGTATGGAATGAATGAACTCAAAATAAGAGAAGATGGTATTTATTTGAATAACCAGAAATTAAAAGGTGTGCAAGCAATCAAAACAAAAAGCACGGCTGAAAGCAACCATGCTACTGTCTACTTAAAATTTATTGCCAAGCTGATTTGAAATGAGGTTGGTAATAACTTGTGATGAAATATCTTTAAGGACATCCAGTGAAAAAGAACCAACATTCTTTGCTATATCTTTTGTCCGATTCCAATTGGTATCTTGGCGAATATCATTAATGAACTGATGACCTTTGGGAGATAAGTCTCTTACCATACAACCTCCGCCAATGAAGTACGAAACTTTATCAATAAACAATTCAGAATGTTCGCATTGTCTTATATGATACATTATTTCGTCAACTTCATACTTTGGTTTTAAATTGCTGAAGTCATCTGGTTCGGTATACTTGGCATATGTTTTGAAAGTAGTTTTACTTTCAATATCTAGCAGTATGTCCCTTATACAATCAGGATTTAATTTCATCAGAATTACCTCGTTTTATTTTTATTATACCAAATTTGAAAGGAGTAGGATGAAAGAAACAATAAACGAATTTCTAAAATTCAGAAGCCGATTTACAAAACGAGAATGGTTTGAAATTAACCAAGTTGTCGAAGCTCGTTTAAATGAAAAAGCCGATCAGTTGAAACTGGACGACTCAGATGTAGAAATCATTTCTAAAAGACTAGAAAAAATTACCTAGAAACGACTTGAATGAGCAGCAGAAAAGGAGACTAGAAATAGAAAGGAGTTCGCATGGATAAGAAAAAACTTTATAACTTAAAAGTGGATTTCATCTTTCAGGAATCCAACTAACGACTATACTGCTGTTAGTAATGATTTTATCAACGATCCTGCGCTTGGAGCAGCTGAAATAGGAGTACTGATGATTGTTTTAAGCAATATCTCCACTTGGCAAGTCTATCCTGAAGAGATAGCAAAACGAGCAGGCTTGAATTATCGAACTGTTTTAAAGCACTTTGAAAAATTGAAACAAGCGGGCTATTTGAGAGAAATTAAGGTATCTTTTGGGCGCGGGACTGGTTCGCGAATTTTTAGATTTTTCTCTGATAGAAAAATATCAGAATTTAGTTTTCAAATAATGCAAGAGAGACTTTTTTCTGAATTACGGTCACAAGGTTTGCAAGTGTAAAAATAATACATGTAAAAATAATACATGTAAAAATAATACATGTAAATTTTTTTACACTAACAAATATTAACTAACAACAAGTATTAATTAACAATAAATATTAATTAACAACAAGTCCTACTTATCTAAATAAAAAAGGAGAGCGCATGAAAGAAACAATAAACGAATTTCTAAAATTCAGAAGCCGATTTACAAAACTAGAATGGCACGAAATTAACCAAGCCGTGGAAGTTTATTTAAACCAAAAAGCCGACCAGTTGAAACTGGACGACATAGATGTAGAAATCATTTCTAAAAGGCTAGAAAGGAAAAAACGATGAACGATATTGCTCTAATCATAGTAACAATCGTAAATGTAGTTTGTGCTGTCATAAATCTATTTTGCTTTATTAAAGACAGGATGGAATGATTTGTGTTTGAAAATGAAACGAATTCTCTTACTAGTCTTGACTTTGATTTTACACGGTAAACTATCCAAGTAATAAGAATAAGTAATACTGCTATGAGGGAAAATAATTTCATCAACTTCGAAGGGATAGGAATGTAAATCATCTTTTTTCAAAATAAACTTTTGAAGTATTTGAAAAGGGAGGCTATCATATGGCTCGAAATGATTATCTTTTATTTCCTTTCCGTCATCATCGAACAATTGAATACTTTTGATTGTGTATGTGTTGTTACTTGGGTTAACAAGCTTAAAAGAATATTTGTAAGGTGATTCATTTGACACTTCCATCGCATAGGCATCTGTTATCAATAATCGAGCTCTATTTATAAAAATTGAGTAAAACAGACCTGTGACACCCGTTATAGCACCAATCCATGCAGCAGAAATATTCAAAATATCAATCAAACTAAACATCAGAATTACCTCATTTTTGATTTCATTATATCACAAACAGAAAGGAATACTATGAACGAAATTTTTAATTTTCACGGACAAGAAGTCCGTACTTTGACAATTGATGACGAGCCGTGGTTTGTCGGGAAGGATGTAGCGGATATCTTGGGATATGCTAAACCTCTGGACGCAATTTCTCGGCACGTTGATGAAGATGACTCCGTGAAATACGGACTCACCGACAACCTAGGACGAACACAAAATACTATTATCATTAACGAATCTGGTCTCTACTCTCTCATCCTATCCAGCAAGTTGCCTCAAGCTAAGGAGTTCAAGCGCTGGGTGACATCAGAGGTCTTGCCAGCTATTCGTAAGCAGGGCGGTTTCATCCGTGAAGATTTGGACGAGGATGCCTTTATTGCTTTATTTACTGGGCAAAAGAAATTGCGTGAGCAACAGACTAGCATGCTGAAAGATATCGACTACCTCAAGAGTGAGCAACCGATTCATCCAAGCTATGCTCAGTCGCTCCTGAAGAAGCGCAAGGCTAGGGTTGTGGCATGCCTGGGTGGTATTGATAGCCCAGCTTATGCGGATAAGATTTTTGCTCAGTCGGTATTTAGACAAGCTGAGATTGATTTCAAGGATCATTTTAATATTAGTCGCTATGACTTGCTACCCAAGAAGCATATGGATACCGCTCTAGCTTACTGGATGACGTGGGAGCCAAGCACCAATACCAAGATGAAGATTATGGAACTGAACAGAGTTAAACCAGCGTAGGTGTAGGGATGGAAGATAAAGTCATTGAACTAGCTGATTATTTCATCAGCGAATCTAAAACGTACAGAGAAGCAAAAATAGCGTGTGAGAAGCTATCGAAACAAGTTAGCCATGAGATAGAACTCAGGGCGATGGAAAGTAAAACGAGGGTATGAAATGAGACCAATAGGATATCGGCTTAATGTTGAAGTTTCTGGCATTGAAGAACTAAAGGAAGCCTGTAAAGAAGTATCAAAAAAATCCGAAGAATTGCAAGAAGCAATCGATCGACTTAGTGAGATTGAAGTCAAGGTAACTGCTGATTGTGTTAGAAGTTCAAAAGCTGAAGAAACAACAAGTTATAAAGCTAATAAGCGTAAGCGACAGATGACAAACTTAGATAGATTGTTGGATTGCGCTGAATACCTTAAAAAAAATGATTTTCATTCAAAGATCGTTATCTCAGCAGATGGAGTTTATTTAGAGCAAACAAAAGAGTTTCACCCACTTGATGAAACTCTACTTGATTGATGACGCATTAGAAATCAGCACAGATGAACTAAGATAAAACAAAAAAGCACCTGACGGCAATCAGGCGCATATCAAAATTATTCAAGGAAATTATAACATGAAAAATAAAAAAGAGCAATGGAAACCAAGAATTGTAAACATCATGGCAGATGGTTCTCAAGTTGATGATCTGACAGGGTATATCATACCTGCTGGTCATTCGTACTATGACATTATCCTAGGCATGAACAAGCAATCTAACGAGGAGGATGTGGCTTAATGAATTTATTTACTAAGTTAAAACTCAGACTCGAAGGTGTTATTAAATCAGTCAACCTTGACTGGAGAGTAGTAGCGGTAGAGCTTAATGAGGACCTTCTCGAAGAGCGCATACATCGCTTTATGTGTGAGCAAGAAGTTTATAACCTGAAACAACAATTGGCAATCTACAAAGAAAAAGAACAAATCGAAAAAGGAGAACAATATGTTTAAAGCAATTCGTACAATCAAGAAAATAAAACAACTTCAGAAAGCAATGCACGACGCAAGCGTAGCATTTCTACTTATGCAAGACCTCGGTTTGGTTCCTGATAGCGAAAAAGGCAGAGCCAAAGCTAAATCGTTTCATGATATGAGTCACATGCTCAAGGATATCCTAGACGGCAAGTCAGTAGACGAAGCTATGACAAGACTAGAAATCACAGTTGAAACCAACGAAGATAAAGAAGTGGATCAGGAAGATGACACGATAGCAGAATAATAAATACTAATAAACAACAAACTCATCCTTATAAAAAAAATAAGGGAATTACAGAGTTTTTAAAGGAGGAGGGAAATGGCAAGTTTAACTTTCCCAGAGTTGCAACAAAAAATGCAATTAGAAAAAAAGAAATCAAAAGATGTAAAGTACGCATTTAGAAATGCCGAGGACATCTATACAGCTTTCAAAGAGCTAAAAAGCGATTGGTCTGTAATCGTAACTGATGAACTCGTTGAGCTTGTTGGAAAAATCTTTGTAAAAGCAACAGCCGAAGCTTTTAATGATGAGAGAAACGAGAGGTACCAATCAACAGCATACGCTGAAATGAGTCCAGTTCCAGTATTTAATACCCAAAAAGGACAGATTAAACAAATGCAAGATCCGCAATGGACGGGTGCAGTCAGCTCATACGCTCGAAAATATGCCTTACAGGGGTTGTTTGCGATCGGTGAAAAAGATATTGATGAGTATCCAGTAGAAGAAAGCCAAGAACAAGGGCAGAATAATCAGCAACAGAAACCCAACAATCAGCAAGCCCAAGAACAGCAAGTGAGGTACATTGATAACATTCAGTATCAAGAAATCATCAAGAACGTTGAAGAAATTGCGACGATTAAGGGAGCGCCATTTGATACAGTTGCAAATTTTGTATTGAGCAAGTATCAAATAGACGATTTCCACAAAGTGCCAGTTGATGGCTATAACATAGTGATGGACTATCTCACTAAACAAATTCAAAAAGCATACGAAAAACAAGGAGTATAAGACATGACAGAAAATAAAATTTATTCGCCATGGGCTTTCACAGAAAACGAAAGCCAAAAACAGAAATCTAATCTTTCAGCTCTAAAAGAGTTAAAAGAGAAATATATCATCAAGGATAAGTGGAATTACGACAAAATGAATGAACAAGATCAAGAAACCGTTGATGTTGTATATGGTCGAGTTGGTGGCAGTTACGGGAATTCACTTTATGAAATTTATAAGAATACCCCTAATTTATCCAAAACAGAACTTGCCTTAATTTGTGATAATGGCAATTTATGTTTTGGGCATTCATCATCAGGTAGTAAAATCAAAATTTACACAGACTAGGAGAACAAAGACGTGGTAAAAGATGTAACTAATAGCTTGACAGAAATTAAGGTAGATTTCCAACCTGCAGTAATCAATGTTGATTATGATAGCGTGGAGAAACAACTTGCAGCAATCGTTGCACAGTACACAGATTATGAGGTGACAGCATCCACTTATAAGATTGATTATGATGAGCGTACACGCCTTAATAAATTAAAAGAGGCGTTGGAAACTCGGCGTAAGGAAATCAAAAATAACATCAATAATCCATACAAGGAATTTGAGAAGTGGTACAAGAAAACAGTTGAGCCATTGGATAATATTATCTCAAACATCACAGCAGGACTTAATGCGATTGATGAACATGAACGATTGATGCGCGTGGATGTCGTGCGTGCCACATTTGAGGATAAGTGTATGGTCGCAGGGATTGAAAAATCCACATTTGCTGACAAATACGATGAGTACAGCCTTAAGAAACATTTTAAAACAGGCAAGTATGAGCTGAAAAAGACAACACTTGATGAAATGGATGCCTTGGTGCTTTCAGAATTTGATGCCCTGGAAGAATATAAGGCCAATAAGCAAGCTATCCAAGAGCAAGCTCAAGAGTATAATTTGCCAGCTGATAGCTATATCAGACATCTTGAAGATGGTAAGAGTCTTGTTGATATTTTCAAGATGATGAAAACTGATCGTGATGCTGAGATTGCACGCAAAGAGCAGAAAGAGGCTCAAGAAAAAGCAGAAGCTGAACGACTTGCAGAGATTGAACAATTGGCCAAAGAAAATGCAAATGCGCATATCAAGGCTTACGATGCTGAAACAGGCGAGATTTTGGAGCAGGGTACAATTACACCAGAAACTCAAAACAATGCGCGAGAGGTGGCAAAATTTGAACCTAGCGAGCCTTTAACAATTGACTTGCGTTTGACATTGCATGGTGGGAAATCTCAGTTTGATCAGTTGAAAGAATGGCTTGAGGATAACTTTATCAGCTTTGAAACTTTGGAGGGTTAGGTGGATTTTAGAAAGTATCAACTTATTTCAGAGTTTGAGGAGGCTAATAGACCTCTCACACGCAAAAGCAAGGAGTTAGATTTATGAGATGTTTTTATGTCAGTGGTAAAATTGCAGATCTTGATTTGGGGTCAGAAATCAATGCAGAAAATTCATTTATGGCCGCTATTGAGTTTGTGAAACGATACACCGACTTATTAAAGTTTGGTTCAAATGAAATCAAGGTATCAGAAGTAGAGGAGGTTTCAGCATGACAGTTTTAGCATGGCTAATCTATAATCTATCGGTACTTGCTACCTCCTTATACCTTACTATTCATTTTAATTCTGGATGGTGGATGCTTCTTGTTTTGATTGCATCAGCCGACTTAAAAAACTAAGAGAGGTACAATCAATGATAAATAACGTTGTTTTAGTAGGGCGACTTACAAGAGATGCCGAACTGAGATACACGCAATCTAATATTGCGGTTGCTACATTTACTCTTGCTGTAAATCGTCCGTTTAAGAACGAGGCTGGAGAGCGTGATGCTGATTTTATCAATTGCGTTATCTGGAGACTGTCAGCTGAAAATCTTGCTAATTGGGCTAAAAAAGGCTCATTGATTGGTATCACAGGAGTAATTCAAACACGTAGCTATGATAATCAACAAGGCCAACGTGTTTATGTCACAGAGGTTGTTGCTAGTAATTTTCAACTGTTGGAAAGCCGTAACAGTCAGCAAAATAATCAAGGTCATCAAGACAATCACGGCGGTTATCAGCAGCAGGGCTACAGTAATCAAGGTGGTTCTTTCCAAAATGGAAATAACCAAGGGAACAATTTCCAAAATGGAAATAGTTACGGGCAACAAGGTAGTTTCTTGGGGGGGGACACAACAAATCCAGTTCCTGATTTCACCCGTGATAACAATCCATTTGGCAGACCGACAAACCCATTGGATATCAGTGATGATGATTTGCCGTTTTAATGTTTGATAGATTGGAAAAATATGACTGAATTAGTAAAAGTAGACGTGCAGTGTCCGTTTTGTGGGGAATGTTATCACAGAATGGTTAAGATTAAACCTTCATCAATTCGTTGTAGAGCGTGCAGTAAGTTTCTGCATTTGAAATGGACAGGTAACACACCGACAAGCACGAATAAAGCAGGTTTTGGACGGTTAGCTTATGATCCGTATAACAACAATGAGGAGATTATGGAAATAAATGAGGTGTTTGGATGAGTAGACTGAGAGAGTTGAGGAAAGAGAAGAAACTGACTCAACAGGAACTTGCTGACGCAATAGGTGTAACTCGTAGAGGATTCCAAAAATGGGAAAATGGAGAAAGTCAAATCAAACCAGAAAAAGCCCAACAACTAGCTGACTACTTCGAAGTAAGTGTTGGTTATCTCTTAGGATATGAACCAGAAGGTATGCCAAAGAGGTCAATCTATGAAGAAGTCTATTCAGCATTACTTAGAGTGAAATCTGAAAATCCTAATCACGATGACCGTGTGGCTATTCGTGAGGTATGTATGGAACTAATCGAAGCGACGCTTGAGGGGTATTGATGAAAGAACGATTGATTTTGAAATTTGAGTTGAACAGGAAGCAGATGATCAACGCAAACGACAGACCTCACTTTCATCAAAAGGCTAAAATCACTAAGTTCTTACGGCAGTTGGCCGAATACGAGGGCAACAATGTACTGAGAGATTACTTTGGGTTGCCATACAGCGAGGATAAACCTTGCAAGGTCAAGGTTCGGATATATCCTCCGACAAATAGGAAGTATGACCCACCGAACTGGTCGCCCACAAGCAAGGCTTTGTTTGATGGATTGACAGACGCTCAGATTTGGACAGATGATAATTATAATGTGATAGTATCGACCGAGTTCATGCACGGTGGCAAGTCTGGAAATAAGAATTACAGAATTGAATTAGAGATTTATGAATATCACGAGATATTGCAGAGGATAGTAGATGGGATTTGACAAACAGATTGTGATTGACGGACTGAAACGTACGGTCGAGCAAACGGAGGCAAGAATAGTTGAACTATCTGAGCCATGTGTCAAATCACTTGCTTTTAGCAGGTCTGAGGAACGTGACTTGCTTAAAAAGAAAGTGAAAGGATGGAAGAAGAGAATAAAGGAGTTGGAAGATGATGGAAGATTTAAAGCAAAAAATTAATGCAGTATACAACTGGACGGTAGAAGACGGGAAGCCCAAACCTCCCAAGCAAGATTTACCACAAGCAGTGAGAGACCGGGCGGACTATTTTTGGGAAATGGCAGAAGATGGTATGACATTTACGGGAGTGATGGAATGCATCTTCGCTGATGAAAAGCCTACAGACTATGATTTGGGAGCTACTAAGGGTTGGTTGCCAAAATCTAAGGAGTTTGATGATTGGGTTGGCTATTCGCCAAACATGGCTCAGGTAGTTATTGCAGTTTATTTGATTTATGGAGGAAGCGAAGATGAATAAGCAGGAATTGATTAAACACATTAGGGCTTTGCCTTACAGCAAGGGACCTCTTAAAGATACAGCAGAAGTCAATATAGGATGGTTAATAAGAAATATTGACCAACTAGACGAACAAGAAAAAGCCAAAGTTCCGCAGTTTGTGGCGGATTGGATAAAACATTCAAGAAATACAGGATGTTCTCTATTTGGAGCAATGAGTATTTTTGAAGAAAATATTGAGATTAAAAAGTGGATGCAATGGTCAGAGAATCAAGAACTCTTCGCTCGTGCGTGGCTGGACGGCTACGAGGTCGAGGAAGAGAAGAAATATTTTGTAAAACTCAAAGCAGTAGATCAGTATCTTGTGAGCGTTAAAGACGAGGATTTCTTGGGATTTTTACAAAGTAGATTAAGGTCTAAATTTACTCGCAAAGAATTAGAAGATGCCAACTTAGGCTGGGTATTCGATTGCCCAGGGATTGAGATTGAGGAGGTTGAGTGATGAGTTATGAGTGTTCGAACTGTTGCAAAGAACTCGAAGACGAGTTTCTGGTAGTACAAGAGAATCATGTTATTCTTGTATTATTTAATGATGTTGAAAATTGTTTCTGTAGTCAGCAATGTGTCAACGATTTCTTGATGATTGAATCTAAGTATTTATCAAATGGAGATATACCATACGATGAGGAGGTGGAGTGATGGAAAAACCTATGGTTGGATCATATTGGGTTCACAAGAAAACTCTTAAAGAATATAAAGTAATAGCTGTAGGTCTATGGGAAGAAACGCTAGAAGAGTGCGTTGTCTATGTGTCTTTGGATAAAGAGCAGAAATGCTGGATTAGACCATTAGAGATCTTCATGGATGGAAGGTTTTATGACCGACCATATAGTTAAATTGAGGAGGTTGAGTGATGCCTAGAAAGATACAAGCAACGCTTACAAAAGATATGTATGACCATGTCGAAGCCATCAAAGAATATGGTGGTTATAGAAGCATATCAGAAGTGGTCAATAAAGCACTTGAAAAGTTAGTAAATGAACATGCCTACAATGAAATATATAAATATTATTTGCAAAAAGTAAGAGATGGGAGAGAGGTCACAGATTGAAACGATTCATAGCTATCTGGATATTATTATCTGCTGGATTAAATATTTGGCAGATGGACAGGATTAGAGTTTTGGAAGAGAAGAAGCCGATGGTTATCTACAAGGCGGATAACCAAGGCACCGAGATATTTGGTAAGGTCCTTGAGAAAGGACGACACGGGAAGCTATACACGCTGACCATTCGTGACTACGGTGTGTTTGTGGTTACAAAGGACGTGTACGATAAAGTGAAAGTTGGAGATGAGGTGATGTTGTGAAATTATTTCTTCACGAAGATTGTATGGACGTCATGAAAAGATATCCTGACAACTATTTTGATTTAGCTATTGTAGATCCTCCATATTTTTCTGGTCCAGAAAAAAGAGAATACTATGGTCGAAAAGTTAGTCCGATTGGTGTCAATAAACTGTATGGCAAAACATCAGAGTGGAAAATTCCAAATAGAGATTATTTTGATGAGTTATTTAGAGTTTCAAAAAATCAAATCATTTGGGGTGTGAACAACTTTGAATACTCTTTTGGACCTGGCCGTATCATCTGGGACAAAGTTAATGGCAAGTCAAGTTTCTCAGATTGTGAGATAGCGTACTGCAGCTTACATGATAGTATACGGCTGTTTCGCTATATGTGGAATGGTATGATGCAAGGAAAGTCGATATCTGAAGGTCATATACAACAAGGGAATAAGGCCTTAAATGAGGTTAGAATCCATCCGACACAAAAACCGATAAGTCTTTATCTTTGGCTACTTCAAACTTACGCAAAAGAAGGAGACAAGATTCTTGATACTCATGTTGGTTCAGCAAGTAGTTTAATCGCTTGTCAAGAATTAGGTCTTGAATATGTCGGTTGCGAGCTTGACAAAGACATCTTCAATATTGCTAAACAGAGACTCAATGATTATGAAAAACAAATAAAATTATTTTAGGAGTTATCATGAACACAATAGACAAAGTAAAACAATGGTTTATTGACCGTGATTTAGAGAACGGTGGACGACTAGACAAACAGTCACTAAAACTTAGCGAGGAGTTCGGTGAACTCTGTGCTGGCTATCTCAAGAAGAATGAGCAACTGACTAAGGACAGCATTGGAGATTGTGCAGTTGTGATTGTCGGTCTGGCCTTGCTGATTAAAGAGGATGTGCAAGAAATTTTCGAGGAATCGGCGTATGTAGAAAATAGAAATGTGACGAAATGTTTAAATTGGTTTAATGCTAACATTAGTAATTTTCAATTACGTCAAGGTTCAAGGCAGCGAAAATATTGTCGACTTAACCTAGCGAGCTCGATTAGTTGTTTAAAAACAATCAGCGATGCTCTTGGTTATAGCTTCGAAGAATGTTTTGAACTGGCTTACCAAGAAATCAAAGACCGCAAGGGTCGTTGGATTGATGGAACTTTCGTCAAAGAGGAGGATTTAGCATGATTCCAAAATTTAGAGCGTGGGATAAAGCGCGAAACGAAATGAATTATAAAGTTATGGTAGGCAATTGTGACACAGGTGACGAAAACTGGACTTGTCCTATCATTTGGATTGAGGAGAGACAAGATTGGTTACATTTTGATGATTATGACTCTATCATGCAATCAACAGGACTTAGTGATGAGCTTGGCAAAGAACTTTTCGAAGGAGATATTATCCTCTGGACTTATTGGGACGAATTTGAAGATAGTGGTAGCGCAAAGATTGTCTTTGATAAAGGTATGTTTAAGTTGTTAGATATACGCACAGGAAAAGAGGTCTGGGATAATCTATCTGACTGTATTGAAAACTGTAATGTATACATTGAAGGCAACATCTACGAAAACCCAGAGCTTTTGGAGGATAAAGAATGAGACCGAAAAGATACCCATATTCAGGAAAAAGAAAAAAACAAGAAAGGCTTGCTGGTGTAAAAACTCCTGCTTTAGTCAGTTTTCCAAATGTTTCTTTTAGAAAAGAACTACTCAAACACATCTACACAGTCACTAAAAATCATGATAATTCTACAATCATTTACTTCAGAATCCCAAAAGTTTTTGGAGCATACGAGGAGCAAAGAGCTAAAGTAAATCTTAGCTATGAGAAAACAATCGAAATGCTCAATAGCTACTAAAACAAAAAAGCCAAGGCACTCTCTGCCTCAGCTATAATCTCAATAATATTATTATATCACAAAGGAGATGGAGAGTGAACAAGGCTAAAGAGCTATTGAAAGAATTACAAGACCTTGACATGGACATCCAAAGCCGTATAGATGAAATCAATGAGCTTGAGGCAGGTTTGCTCTCAAGCCCTAAGTGGTCAGGTGTCAAAGTCCAAGGTGGACAGACTAGAAAAGTTGATGATGTCTATACTCAGTTGGTAGTGATGAAAGAGGCTATAGAGCAGGATACTAAAGTGGTCATTAACAGAAAACTTGAATTAGGTCGAATGATCAATAAGTTAACAAATCCGAAGCATCGGACAATTTTGAGAATGACATATATTACTAAAACGTATATTGAGGATATTTGTGATAAGTTATCAATCAGCAAGAGCTCGTATTACAGCATGCGTAAGGTTGCTATTGAAGAGCTGGAGGTAATTTTGGAATAATTTGGAATTTCTTGAGTTATCTTGAGAGTATCTTGAGAATATGTGTTAATCAAAATAATCTTGATGTGCACTGTAATGATAATCTGTTAGAATGGTAGTGTCAAGGATTGAAAAGAGAGGTCTCAGATCCCTCCCTCTATTTCGTTCATTGACGTCTCCTTTATATTTATTATATTTTTCCGAGGTTTCGGCCTCGTTTTGGCGGTGACAGGTAAGTGGTTTCTCTCCTATGTTTCCTTCGGTTCGATTCCGGGCATCGCCGTTAACTTATTAGAAGGTTGCAGAAGCGACCGAACCTCGCATGGTTGCGTAGCTACTTATATCCCGGGTAAGTTATAAGCTAGAGGGTTTGATTCCCTCAGAGGTTGTAAAGACTACAAAAAAATAAAAAAAGGAAAACTTTCAAATTGATTACTAATTAACACGCAAGGTAGTAGTCGCCTGGCAGTTGGAACGTAGCTCAGTTGGTGGAGCGATATGACTATAAAGGGTCTGAAACGTAGGCAGGTTCGAGTCCTGTCGTTCCAATTGTATCTCTGTGAGTAGCTATCACAATAGGGGTACAGGGCGGTAATTAGATTTAGGCTGATTAACCTGTAGGACAGAGATAAAGTAGCGCTATATAAGGCTCTGGTGGGGGAGGCACCCACTTACCGCATACAGTCACTCTTTGAGTGGCTTTTTTGATTATTTGAAAGGTGGTGATGGAAAATTGAATGAAAGACAAAGACGATTCGCAGATGAGTACATCATCAGTAGAAACGCAACACAATCCGCTATTAAGGTGGGGTACTCAGAGAAAACGGCATATAGCATAGGACAAAGATTGTTGAAAAATGTTGAGATTTCTGAATACATCAAAAAACGTACAGAGGAGCTTTTTGATGAACGTTCAATGTCAATTGTAGAAGCCTTGGCAATCTCTGCCAGTATAGCTAGAGGGGAAACTCAACAAGGGTATTCTAAAAAAACTGTAAAGAATGATGAAGGTGTAAAGGTGTCGGAAACGACTTATGAATTTACTCCAACGATTGAAGAAAGACAACGTTCTCTAGACCACATATTCAGAGTGAACGGGGCTTATTTAGAGAGAAAAGAAATCGAGATGTCTTCGGCTGTTCAATTCGTTGATGATATAGGAGTTGGCGATGAAGCGTAGAATGAGTGAGTTTATCCCAAAGGCTTTTTATTCTATGTGGCGTGCAGCATTTGACCCCAAAATCTTACATGTGGTTGAAAAAGGGGGACGTGGTTCTGGCAAGTCCAGCGACATCGGACACGTTATTGTTCAATTGATTATGCGCTATCCAGTCAATGCGGTTTGCATTCGTAAGACAGATAATACACTAGAACAATCGGTTTACGAGCAATTGAAATGGGCGATTAGTGAGCAAGGGGTTAGTCATTTATTTAAGTTTAATAAATCTCCTTTGAAGATAACCTATATCCCGAGAGGAAACTATATTATCTTCCGTGGTGCACAGGATCCAGAGCGTATTAAATCCTTGAAAGACAGTCGCTTTCCGTTTGCGATTGGCTGGATTGAGGAGTTAGCTGAGTTTAAAACTGAAGATGAGGTAAAGACAATCACCAACTCACTTCTACGTGGAGAATTGGCTGATGGTCTTTTTTATAAGTTTTTTTACTCTTACAATCCTCCAAAAAGAAAGCAGTCTTGGGTGAATAAGAAATACGAGAGTGTTATACAGCCCCCTAACACGCACGTACACCATTCGACATACAAAGATAACCCTTTTATCGCCAAAGAGTTTATAGAAGAGGCAGAGGCTACGAAAGAGCGTTCAGAGAAGCGTTACCGCTGGGAGTATCTGGGCGAGGCTATCGGTTCGGGTGTGGCACCTTTTGAAAACCTGGTATTCCGCAAGATTACAGACGAGGAGATAGCAAGGTTCGATAACATTCGACAAGGTAACGACTTTGGTTATGCTAACGACCCTTTGGCTTTTGTAAGATGGCATTACGACAAGAAGAAACGAGTTATCTATGCTATTGATGAGATTTATGGCGTGAAGATTAGCAACCGTGAATTGGCTGACAGAATCCGTGAGAAAGGCTATCAATCTCAGATGATAACCTGTGATAGTGCAGAGCCTAAGTCGATTGATGAATTGAAACTGCAGTTGAATATTCCACTTGTTCAAGGTGCTAAGAAAGGTCCTGATAGTCGTGAGTATGGAGAACGCTGGCTGGATGATTTGGATGCCATTGTGATAGATCCAGAACGCACACCGAACATTGCACGAGAGTTCGAAAGTGCCGACTATGCAGTTGACCGTGATGGGAATCCCAAGCCTAAACTAGAAGAAGTAAATGACCACACAATCGACGCTACTAGATATGCGTTTGAAGACGATATGAGACAACCAGGAATATCATTCTGGTAGGAGAAGGAGAAATGTTGAGTAATTGGTTTAAATGGTTAATTAGGAGGTTGTTGATTAAGAATACAACCCAAAATGAAATACTAGAGATTGAGATAAGAGAACACCAGAATTCTGAAAAAGTAAGCACGATGAAAGAGGCTTACGACTATTATCGAAACCGTACGGCTATTCGAAATAAGAAAGTAGATGTAGATTGGCGGACGAACTCAAGGATTGAATTAGGCTTGTTCAAGAAGTTGGTAGACCAGAAGGTTGGTTACTTGTTTTCTAAAAAACCGACAATCTCGGTTGAGGGAGAAAAGTCGCAAGACTTTTTAGATAGTGTGTTTGACGAGGAACTTTTATCTACGATTAAGTCGCTCGGTAAGGAAGCAGTGATGAAAGGGATAGCTTATGGCTTGCCTTATTACGACGAGAATGGTCGTCTACGCTTGTTTAAAATCCCAAGTGAACAGATTATTCCTTTTTGGAAAGACGAGCGTCATTTGGAACTATCTGCCTTTGTGCGTGTCTACAAACAAGCCGTCTACGAAAGCGGAGTGAAGAAGACTAAAACCTTTGTAGAATACTACGATGAACAAGGAATTACAGATTATATCTGGACAGGTTCACATCTTGAACTCAATCCACTATCCAAGGAGACCAAGGGAAATTTTTATTATGTCAATGCAGACGGCACACGGATCCCTTATACTTGGGAGAAAGTCCCTCTGATTCCATTCCGCTACAACGAGTATGAGGACGGTCTTTTAGTTCAAACTAAATCTTTGATTGATAATATTCAACTTCAAATGTCTACTAACGCTGATATGTTGGCAGATATGCCAAAATTGATTTATGTTTTGAAAAACTATCAGGGTGCAGATTTAGGCGAGTTCATGAATAACCTGAACAAGTTTCGCTCTATCAAGGTTTCTAGCGATGGGGGTGTAGATACCCTGCAAGCAGACAATGATACTAGCGGAGTTGAAGCAGATATCGAACGCTCTCGTAAGTTCTTGTATGAAGCTGCTCGAGCCATTGATACCCAAGATGACAATCTAGGTAATGCCAGCGGTCAGGCTCTTAAATGGCGCTATACAGACCTTGATTTAGACTGTAACGAGCTAGAAAATGAGTTCCAAAAAGGTATCAAGCAATTCCTTTGGTTTGTAGAACAGTATGCAGCTAACAAAGGAGTAGCGTTTGATTCATCTAAATTTACTTATGTCTTTAACCGTGACATCATTTCAAACGAGTCTGAAGCTATTCAAGATTGTGTGAACTCAATCGGTATCTTAGACGACTTAAGTATTCGTGAACAACATCCATGGTATCAACCAGAGGTTGAGAAACGATTGAAAGAACAACAGGACCAAGGACAAGATCCATACTCTGAAACTAATTTCAAAAAGGTAGAGGATGACCATGACGACCGAGAACAAGAAAAAGATAGATGAGTATTGGACTGAGCGTGCTTTACAACAGGAACAAAACGCTCAGATAGTTGCTGATAGGTATATGGCCCAGATTGGTCAATCTTTGGCAGACTATAAACATCAGCTGGTTTCTGAGATTGAGAAGTTCTATGCCAGGTATGCGGTTGATAATAAAATGACTCATGCAGAGGCCAAGCAATATCTGACAGATAAAGAGCGTAGAGAGTTTAAGCATGTAACCCTTGAAAGGTTCCGTGAGATGGCCTTGAATCCTGATACACCGACACCCCTGTTGGACGCCTTGGGGTATCGCCATCGTATTAGTCGCAAGGAGGCTTTGCTTGCCGAAATTGAGCGTCTAACGGCTGAGTTATACGGTAAGCCAGACGGCATACATGACAAAGTCACAGAGGCTCTGAGTGACGTCTACATCAAAGGTAAAATCCATCAAGCTAAAAACTTGGCTCATTTTGGAATCATAGAGAAACCAATATTAGGTGTCGATGCCGTAAAGCATAAGATGGCTAGCAACTGGAGCGGTAAAACATTCTCAACGAATGTGTGGGGGCATGATACCGCAGTTTATAAATCTATCAGTGATACTATCAATAAAGGCCTAACAGGTGGCTGGTCTATTGATAGAATGGCTAGGGCTCTTTCTGAGCGTACAGGAGTAGCCTATCATCGAGCAGATACGCTTGTCAGGACTGAGACGACCTTTTATAATAACCTTGCGACGTTAGATACTATCAAGGAGTTGGGTGGTGACCACTACGAAATCGTAGCGGTATTAGACAGTCGTACAAGTGAGATTTGCCAGTCAGAAAATCATAAGGTTTATTCTGTTAAGGAATATGAACCAGGACGAACCGCACCGCCTTTCCATGTTCGTTGTCGTTCTACTATCAGGCCTGCAGTCAAATCTGACAAGCCTAGCCCTTACTTTGATATCTTGCAAAACGATGGCTCAGTAAAACTAGCCACTGAGGAACGTTCTCTGGATGAAATCTTTGCAGGATGGGATCGTGAAGAGGAAGCGGTTCTTAGAGGTGTTAAGGAATCTAAACCAGAAGTGGCTGACAAGGTTTTTGTGGCTGATAAACCAAATGAAATAGACGACTTCTTCAGAAAGCAAAAATCTTATCAGAAGTGGTATAATGAGCTTACAGAGGAAGAAAAGAATGCTATTTACACTTACACTGGAAGTGATTACCACAATTTTAATAATATTAAACGCTTTGGAATTGATAAAGCGTTTAAACTTAGTGAAGAATTTTGGCTAGAAGAACACGGTGAAGCCGATTTAGATCTTGCTTTGAAACGAGTTAGAGAAGCAAAAACTAAAATTCCATTCCTTGAAAAAGCTTTGTCAGATTTTGCTCCTGAGAAATCGTTTAAAGCGTATAGAGGTACTGGTTCTGTTTCGGCTTTAGGGGAAGATTTAGGATATATGGATTTAGAAGTTGGTCAAAAACTTACTTTGGACAAGTCATTTACTTCCTTTAGTTTAGACAAGAATTACGCTAGAGAGTTTGCGATAGATGGCGAAGGTGCAGATATTCTGTTTGAAGTCACTGTTAGAAAAGGACAAAAAACAGGCGCTTATATTGCTGAACTATCTGATTTTAATCCTGAAAAAGAATATTTGATGAAACCCAATTTGAAGTATAATATAATCTCAAAAACGGAAGATGAAAATGGGATGATAATTTATGGTTTGGAGGTGTTGGAAAATGGGTCTTGATAAAAATTTTGTACAAAAGATTTTTTCTAAGAGAGAAGATAGAGTAAATAGGTCTATTTTTGTAAAACCTGAAGAACTTATTGAAATATCTGATGAAGATTTGAGTTATTTTGGCGAAGGTATCTTTTATTGCCTTCCTCGTAACCAGTACGTAATGGATCATAAAGATGAAATTAGAAAAAAATATAACTTATCTAAAGAAATGCCAAAGATAAACGGCATTTATTTGCCGACGTTCTTAAAAATGAGAGCATGGACTAGAATTTGGAAAACTAAGCCAAGCTTAAAAGAAATAATTGAATTGACTAAAAAAGAAAGCACCTAGAGAAATCTAAGTGCTTTTCTTATGCATAGAAAGGAGCGAGAAATGAAATACCGTAAAAAACCAGTAGTGATTGAGGCTGTACAGTTTACAGATACGGAAGAATCAATTTTGGAGTTATCAGAATTAGGATTAGATCCAGTTCGTGTAGATTATGCTGATTTGGATAATCCAGTTCTAAAGATAGAAACACTTGAAGGATTGATGATTGCAACAGAAGGTGACTACATTATCAAAGGTGTGCAAGGTGAATTTTATCCATGCAAGCCAGATATTTTCGCGGAGACATACGAAGAACTTGAGTATCTGAATATTTTAGATACTATTTAGGAGGTGATCCGATATCTTGACTGGCAGGAACAGACTGCTATAAATTACTGTAAATTACTATAAATTAGTGAATTGAAGAAAGGAAAACAAAAATGGAAGATTGGCAAAGACGTTTTATCGATGAATACAATGCGCTTAAGGATAAATATACAAAATTACATAAAATGGTTATCAAATACGAAGCTGGTACGCTCAATTTTGAGCCAAAATGCTCAATTGAAATTTTAAAAAATCAAAAGTGCGCCATGGGTCAGTATTTATACTGGCTAGAAATTCGAGCAGAAATCGAAGGAATCGAATTATAAAACTTAACCGTATGGAATCCCGTACGGTTTTCTTTCGCCCTGAGCATGGCGTTAAAAGGTTTTTTTACTTTACCAAAATGTCGTGGTCGTTGCCACGTTAAACAAACGTACAGGAGGAAAAGAAATGAATCGTAAATTTTTGGAACAGTTAGGATTGACTGAAGAACAAGTTGAAGCAGTTATGTCTGAACACGGCAAATCAACACAGGACTTACAAGCAAAGGTATCTGCTGCAGAAGATAATGCCAAGGGCTTACAGGACCAGTTGAGAGAGCGTGATAAGGACATGAAACAGCTCAAAAAAGACGCTGAGGGCAATGCTGACCTACAACAAAAATACTCAGACTTGGACAGCAAGTACAAGACACAACAGAAGGAACATGAACAACAACTCAAGACAATGCAGTTAGATCATGCTATTGAAATGCACTTGAGTGGTAAGGTTCACGACGCTGGAATCGTGTCTAGTCTACTAGATAAGTCTAAATTGGGATTAGGTGACAACGGAGCGGTGACTGGATTAGATGAACAGTTGACAGCTTTGAAGGAATCTAAAGGCTTTTTGTTTGCCCCAGAAAAGGCTGTAGAACCACATATCGCTGGTGCTAAACCACAAGGGACAACACAAGAAGAAACAGTTGCTAACGACCTGACAACGCAGATGATTAATGCGTTTACGTCGGATTTATAATCAAAAATAGAAAAGAGGAACAGATATGCCAGCAACATTGAACTATGCAGAATCTTACCAACAAGGTTTGCAAACACGCTACAGTGAAAACGGATTGTTATTCACTAACAAACTTTGGAACTCTCCATCAAACACACTTTTGAAGTTCACAGGAGCTAAAGAAGTAAAAGTACCACGTCTTTTGATTAAGGAAGGACGCAAGGACCGTACACGTCGCACGATTACGAATATCGACGCTAACTATGAAAATCAATGGGAAACATACACATTGACCAATGAGCGTTACTGGTCAACACTAGTAGACCCATCAGATGTTGATGAAACTAACTATGTTACTTCCATTGCTAACATTACCAAGACATTCAACGATACTGAAAAAGTTCCAGAAATGGATAAATTCATGGTCTCTAAATTGTTCTCACGTAAGAAAGAACTTGATACCGAAAGTAAACAAATTAAGTCATTAAATTTGACTGAGGAAAACTTCCTCGCAACATTTGATGAGTTGATGGAACAAATGGACGAAGCTGGAGTACCAGCAGAAGGTCGTGTTATTTTCTGTACACCAGCTGTTAAACGCATGATCAAGAACATCAAGCAATTTGGTCGTACAGTCAATATCCACGGACAAGGTACAGTGATTGACCGTTCTATTGGTCGTTTGGACGATGTGACGATTGAGCCATCTATTCCATCTGACCGTATGAAGACCTTGTACAACTTCACAAATGGGGCGAAAGTTGACCCAACTGCTAAACAAATCCACTTCTTCTTGATCCATATTCCATGTATGGCAGCGCCACAAAAATATGAATTTGTAGGACTTGACGCACCAAGTGCTTCTTCAAGCGGTAACTACTTGTACTACGAACAATCTTATGATGATGTATTGCTATTCAAGACTAAGCATGAAGGTCTAGCATTTGTCGTCGCACCTTAAAGAAGGAGGATAGAAAATGTTAACAGTAAAAAAGGATAACCGTGTCCTCAATATTGACGAGTTTGAAAAAGTAACCTTCCTGGAAGATGGCTACGATGTTGTAGAAGTTCGTGACGGTGAGTACGCTGTAGTTGAACCAGCTACAGGCGGACGCACTTACACTATTCAAGAGTACAGAGCAGTAGTTGCTGAACGTAACCAAGCTCTTGCTGAACGTGATAAGGCTCTAGCAGAGTTTGACAAATTAGCTAAGAAATCCGCTAAGGACGATAAGTAGAAAGAGAGGTTCTGCTGATGGAGAAGAGAACATCGGAAGAAATCCAAAAGCATAATGGAGATTCTAGACAAGCCTTGATTGACTTGTATGAACAACGTTATTCATGCTATCCAGAAGAGTTAGTAGTCGATGAAGTCATGCAGAACATTCTTAATTACTGTAATCGTGAGGATTTTCCTTTAGAGTTGCGATTTGTGGCTATTCAGATGGTTTATGTTATTTGTAATCCTGACCAAGCTGTTCAAGGCAAGAATATTTCTGTTGGAGATACTCGTGTCGAATTGGCTAAGTCAGACCTTGCCAGACGTGCCGAAAGTGTATTGCTGGACTTTACCAGTCAGCTGCAGAGGTTCAGAAAGTTGAGGTGGTAGGATGAATATCAATGATGTCCTATCTCGGGCAACGCCAAGTATTGAATGGACCTATGATAAAAAGATGGATGTGTTTGCTACTGTCGAGGGGACGAAGCCCAACGGAGCTGATTTTGTAGAATTCAAAGAAATCCACAAGAAGGTTCCCTGTCGTATCTCTGTTCGTAACTTAGTGAATACTGAACAGAACGAAGCGCATCAGCTCAAGACAGAACACAAGATTTTTTGTTCGCCTAAATTTGCTATCAAAGCTGGGAGTAAATTGGTTGTGGATGGTGTTCAATACCTGACCAGTGAAGACCCAATGGTCTATGTCACGCATCAAGAAATTGTGGTAAGACGACATGAGTGGTTATGATGATAGTGATGTTCAAGAGTTCTTGAAACGACTTGAACGGGCTCAGGCAATCATTGATTCTGAGTTTATGCAGGCTGCTAAAGATATCGGCCTAGCCTTTTTGAGAGAGGTTAAGGAACGAACACCAAAGGGCCTAACAGGTAAACTCAATCAATCTTGGAAGATGGAAGTGACCAAAAACGGGAACGTGTACGAAGTTATCGCATTCAACCCTATGGAATATGCTTCTTTCGTCGAAAGTGGACACCGTCAACAAGTAGGGCGTTATGTCCCTGCAATTGGTAAGCGTTTGGTCAATCCTTGGGTAGAAGGGCGCTTCATGATGAGGCTGACAGAAGAACAGATTAAACAAAAAATCCCACAAATCACGCAACAAATCGAAGAGAGGCTAAAGGAGGAACTAGGTGGATTATAGTATTAGACCACTCGTCATCAAGCAACTCAAAAATGTGTTTGGGTGCAAGGTGTATGATGAACAAATCCAGCAAGGATTGAAAACACCTTGTTTTATTGTAGATGTGAAGCCTGTGACTCGGAAGCGGTTGGCAAACCAAAACGATAAGCAGGTTTTTATTGTCTTGCTGCATTACTACACCGAAAAAACAACAGACTTATATCAAAAGTTTGAAGAGATTGAAATGGTGTTTAATTCTCCTTCTTTTCGTTATTTAGGGGATAAGTACCCTATCAATGATTTGAAGGTAGAATACAATGCAAATGACTTGATATGCACATTTACAATCACTCGATACGTTCGATGGGTTGAAGAAGAACCGACAATGCAAATATTAGAAAGGATAGGTGAAACTTCTCATGGAAATGAATGAAGAAGTAGGTTACGTAACCGAACCAGTGGTAACAACCACTGAAGATAAATTTGGCAAAGAGGCATTACTCAAGTATTTTGAAGATGATGCAACTTTGTTAAACATTTTGCTGGAAGATGACCAGTCATACTCACTAGCAGAAGTAAGACGTATTTTAGAAGACTGGAGAAAGGGTGTGGCTAACTAATGGCACAATGGACAGTACAAAATAAACGAGTTCCAAAGGCCTACATCAATTTCGTATCAAGAGATGATGTGATTATTCCTTTGGAAGACAATACGATTGCAGCAGTTATGATTGCAGGATCTTGGGGAGAGCCTGGTGCCTTCACACTTGTTGACGGTACAAGCAACTTCCGTCGACTATTTGGTAAACCGATTGATGAACTCCTTCCGATTCGTGAAGCCTTGAAAGGGACTGGTAAGGTCCTTGTCTACAATGGTGTGAACAACACTGGGGTTCAGGCAACGAAAACAGAAAATGACATGGTCGTTACAGCTAAATACAAAGGATTGGCTGGTAACCATATTCATGTTATCTTCAAGAAACAAGTCGAGACTGGTTTTGAGGTAACAACCGTTTTCTTTGGAAAAGAAGTTGATAAACAAATCATCACAGCTTTGCCATTTAAGAATGACTACGTGAATGTAACGGGCACTTTAACAACAGAAGATAAAACAATCTTGCTTGAAGGTGGTACCGATGGAGCTACAACTAATTCAGAGGTTGAAGATTTCCTAAATGCACTCGATACTCAAGACTTCCGTGTCTTGGCTCTGGGTACAGATGAAAGTGCAACAAAAGCACTTGTGACGGCTCATATCAAGAAATGGCGTGACGCTGGTCGTTCAGTTATTGCAGTCTTGAATGATTACACGGACGCTGACGATGAAGGTGTTGTGTCAGTCGGCAACGGGGTTACATTAAGTGATGGTACGAAACTAGGCGCTAAGGACTGTGTGTACTTCGTAGCTGGTAAGTACGCAGGGGCTGGCTTGCAATCTAATACATTCAAGTCTTATCCAGGCGCTATCGACTGTGAACGTAAGAACGAAGCAGAGGCTGAAAAGCTCATCAATAAAGGTCAGCTTATCTTTGCTTATCGAAATGAAAAAGTTATTATCCTGTCAGATGTGAACTCATTTACTAGCTATACGGCAGAACACAGCCGTATTTTTGGTAAGAATAAACTTGTCCGTACCATGGATAATATCAATACCAATGTTAAGTATATCTTTGAGAACTACTTCATCGGTAAAGTGCCAAACAACGTGAATGGTCGCGAGTTATTTAAACAACGAATCATCACAATGGTCCTTGACCCACTTGCTCAAAAGCAAGCCTTGGAGTACCAAGCTAAAGATATTGAGATTTCACAAGGTATCACTAAAGAATCCGTCGTGGTTAACTTGCCAGTTGTCTTGACAGACGCTATGGAAATCTTGTACATGACGGTTATCTGTGATTAAGAAAGGAGAAACTAGCTAATGGCTATTATGAACCAATTAGATGCTTTGTCAGCTAAAGAAGGAACGGTCTTCTTTACAATCAATGACAAGCAGTACGAACTAGCAGAGCTTATCTCTCTAGAAGCAAAAATTGAATACACAAAAGCTGATGTTACCCCTCTCAACTCTCGTATGAAGGGTGGTAAGATTGTCGGTGCAGAAGGTACAGGAACTGTGAAGATGTATTACCATCGTCCTGAATTGAAGAAGATGGCTTTGGAATACGTTAAAAACGGCTTGTTGCCTCGTATCGATATTAAGTGTACCAACGAAGACCGCACATCTCGTGCAGGTCGTTATACCATTGTTTTGAAAGGTGTTCTGTTCAAAGAATCACTTATCTTTAAATTAGATGGATCAGCAGATGAGGTCATTGACGAAGAAACAGACTTCACATTCCAAGATTTTGATATCTTATCAGAATTCCAAGAAATTACATACTAACACAAGGAGGAAATAGTGGTGAGTGGATTACAAGCGTTTTTGAAACAAAACAAAAAAGGGGAAGAGACTAAGGATGTCTTGCTTCCTTCTTTTGAGGAACCAGTTAAAATTCGAGTATTGAGCGCTCGTGAAGCGGACTTAATCAATGACCGTTGCTTTGTCAATAAGCCTGGTCGTAATGGACGCCAAGAGCGTGTCTTTGACGGTGTTAAATATAACCGTGAAATCTGTATTGCGTCTATCGTGGTTCCTGACCTTAATGATAAAGAATTGCAAGATTCTTATGGAACAATGGGAGCTTCTGAGTTATTCGGTACCATGTTCAATTGGGGCGAAAGCGCCTTGATTTTGGAAGCTGTGACCGAACTCAGCGGTATCAACCAAACATTCCAAGACAAGGTTGACGAGGCAAAAAACTAATAAAAGAGGACGCAGAGGCACAACTTGCCTACTTCGCCCTCGTAAACTATTACATTCGCCCTAGTGAATTTGTGAATATGGATGTGGAAGAAAAAGCCTTTTTCGCTGCAGTCATGCATGAAGAGGCGAAACAACGTAAAAGAATGAAGAAGTGAGGTGATTCTATTGGCAAATATACAAACAACCATGTCTTTGACCGATAGAGTCACAGGCACTTTAAGTAAAATCTATGCGACTATGGAGCGTGTCAAAAACGCAGGTTCTGGCATAGATAAAGCCATGAAGGCTCAAGAGTCCGCTATGAAAAAAGCTGGCGATTCTGGTCAATATTTTGTCAATAAAGCTGGGCGACTCATTGATATTAACGGTAGATTTGTAAATAGTGCAACTTTAGCAGCTGCAGGGCTCAAAAAAGAAGAACTGGCTCTAATAGATTTAGGGAATGCCTCTAATAACACTTCTAACAAACTAAGTAGGTTAGTATCTTTGAAAGGTTTGTTGAAGACCGCTTTAGCTGGTTTTGCAGTCGGTAAAATTACCAAACAAGCTATAGGCATGTCAGACGAGTATGCTAATATGCACGCTCGTTTAGACATGATTCGAGACAGTACGCAGACGACAGAGGAACTACAAAAGTCTATCTATACATCCGCACAACGTACAGGCTCGGCCTATGCAACCATGGCAAACGGTGTCGCTAAGATGCGGATGCAGGCTGGCGATGTTTTCCAAAACAACGGCGAAACAATTGCCTTTTTGGAAACTATGAACAAATCCTTTGTTGTTGGTGGAGCAAGCATTGAAGAACAAAAAAGCGCCATGCTTCAGCTTACTCAGGCTATGGCTAGTGGTAAGTTGCAGGGTGATGAGTTACGTTCTCTAGCTGAGACTTCGCCAGCCTTAATCCAAGCCATTGCCAATAAACTAGGCGTTAGTCGTGGCGAGGTAAAAAAACTTGGAGCAGACGGGAAGATTACGGCCGACATTGTAAAAACTGCCATGCTGGATGCAAGTGATGCGATTGATCAACAATTCCGCAACATGCCTATGACATGGGGTAGGGCATGGCAGAACTTCCTAAACTTTGTGACCAAGGCGTTTGAGCCAATATCGATTAAGATTAATCAGATAGTGAACTCATCTGCTTTCCAACAGTTTGCCCAGATTGTAGCCACGGTGCTTCAATATGTCGTCCAAGCGGTTATCTTTGCCATGGATATGATTGGGGCTGTTTGGAGTATGTTAGCTCCGATTGCTCAGTTTGTCATCGACAACTGGTCTGTCATTCAACCGATTATTATTGCTGTAGCAATCGCTATAGGAACTTATATAGTCGCAATGAACGCAGCAAGTATAGTGACTAATCTATTTAGCATCGTTACAAACGCTGCGAAAGCTGCAATGGCTGGTTTTAATGCAGTTATGGCAATGAACCCAATCATGTTGATTGTCATGGCAGTCATTATCCTTATCGGCCTCTTCTACGCTTTGGTCGCATGGTTTAACAATCTTACTGGTGCAGCTCTATCAGCCACAGGAATTATCATGGGAGCGATGTTTGCCCTTGGAATGATAATTTGGAATGTGATTCTCGGGATTATCAATATCATTATCTTTGTAATTAATCTTATTATGCAGGTAGTATTTGGATTAATAAACGGAATCATGGCAATTGGAATGGGAATCTATAGTTTTATCTTGACATTGATCGCTGGGCTACTTCAATTAATCGATGCATTTGTTACTGGCATTGTAAATCTTTGGAATGAGATGGCCTTTATGTGTCAAAGCGCTTGGTATGATATTGCCCAAGGAGGTAAGTCTATGGCTGTTGCTATCGCAGGTTTTGTTGATAGCATGGTTAATAGTGTTATCAGTGCAGTCGAGGGCATGATTAACTCTGTTCTTAGCGGATTTAACAGCATGATTGGCTTCTTAAATGGGTTCGGTCTAAATCTAAGCGCAGTGGGCACAGTTTCTCTAGGTCGCACTAACTTCGCTGGCGATATTGCTGGAGTTATCGGGGATATGGAGAAACCAGTCAAGAAAACTTTTGAAGGCTTGCATTTAGCGGACGGAATCCTTCAACATCAAGCTAATTTAAAAACACCGCATTTTGATGCTCCCAAATTGGATTATCTTGAATTTGGTAGCGTCGGTGGAGCATTTAATAACGGTTATAATTTTGGTCAAGGTATCGATAAGGCTGTCGGTGGTTTCTTCAAAGGAGCTGGAGATGCCAACGGTGCAGGAAACAACTTCTTGGGCGACCAAGGAAAAACACCTTACGAACTCAGCCCAGCAAGCTCAGCCCCTGGACAAGGTGACGGAGGAAAAGGTGGCGGTGGCGGTCACAATCCTACTGGTGGTAAATTAGACAAAGTCGGCAAGATTGAAGATGAAATCAAGCTGGACGATGAATACATCAAGTTAATTAAGGATGTTGCGACCATGAAGTGGCAACAGAATTTTATTACCTTGAAGCCAGAGATTGTCACCAACATTGATTCTATCAACAACGCTGGTCAGTATGCCAATGTTTTAGATGATTTGAATGCAACGATTGTAGACGCTTTGAATAATGGCGCTGATGGCCTCATGGCTTACTAGGAAGGAGGTAGCAGATGTTTATATTTATTGAAGGCATTAAATTGCCAGTGAATCCAGAAGAAATCAAGCTGGAGGACAAACAAGGAATTGAGACAGTCGCTATCATCGATACTGGTAATGTTCCGCTTGTCGGAAATCCAGAGCTTCAATCGATTGAGTTTGAATCTTTTATTCCTAGCGGAAGATACGACGGAAACTACCAACGGAATAGTCGTGTATCTCCAGAATCCTTTGTCTCCTCTATTCGTAAATTTAAGACGGAAGGCACTCCTATTCAACTCATGATTGGGGGTGCTTTTGGTTCTGCTATTAATGGGAAATTTCTAGTGGAACAGTTCGATGTCTCTACCAAGACGGGATATGAAAATGACCTAATTTACAAGATTAAGTTCTTACAATATCGGTCTCACAAACCACGGAAGGTCACCATCAAAGATAAAAAAGCTCTCGAGGCTACTAAAAAGAAACCTCAGGCTAAAGCTACAGAAGAACGTAGTGCCACAACAGAGAAACCTGCTCAAAAAAGCCATACGGTTGTGAGTGGCGATACGCTGTGGGGGATTGCTCAGACCTTTTATGGGGACGGCAGCCGATATACTGAAATTTACGAAGCTAACAAAGATAAAATCAAAGACCCTCATTGGATTTACCCGGGACAGGAGTTTGTGATACCATGATGCAATTATTCTATCAGAACAATAAAACTGGAGATACATGGGATTTAGCGACTGTGTCTGAAAAAGTTGAATTCAAGACAACTAGAAAAGGGTCAGCTTGGAGCGTGGAGATTACCTTGTACAACTCTACAAAAGTAGCTTTTGAATACGGTTCTCCACTCGCTTTTAAGCTCGATGATAAAGAGGTATTCTTTGGTTATTTAACGAAAATCAAGTACGAAAAAGATACCAAAACAACCTTGACCTTCCACGACCAGATAAAGTACTTACTACGCAATATCAACTTTGTCGCCAAGGACAAAAACGTCAATCAAATCGTCTCGGCAATCGCAGGGGATTTCGATTTGAAGGTTGGGGAACTAAAAGCCCCAGCCGTGACCTTATCCCCTCAGTTGAAAGAGGACAAGAAGGCTCTGGATATTATCCAAGAAGCCATGGATGAGGCCTTGGTTCAAAGTGGAGAATTACTAGTCTTGTATGACAAGTTCGGAGAGTTGACGCTAACAACTCCAAAAAACTTACCAATCCAGTACATTATCGGGAATGAATCCTTTATGTCTAGCTTTGAGTTTGAAGGTTCAATTGAGGATAGCGCCAATATTGTCCGCTTGATCCAAGAGAACAAAGAAACCAAAAAGAGAGAGGTCTACATCTATCAGGACAGCTACAATATCGGAGCTTGGGGAAAACTCCAGTACATGAAAAAAGTGGACGAGAAAGCAACTGAGGGGCAAATCAAGCAATGGGGCGAAATGCTCTTGAAGATGAAAAATCGTCCCAAAGAAACTTTCAGTCTGAAAGCTGATATTGGAAGTATTGACTTCTTAGCAGGTCATGCAGTCTATGTGGATGTTAAGGATATTGAGAAAAAGGGATGGTATGTCATTGAAGAGGCAACTCATTCTTTCAGCGCAGAGAAGCACACGATGGAAATTAAACTATTTATGGCAGGAGGCGAGTAGATGGAAGTAATAGAGAATCTAAAAAAATTGATTAGTAATTTCATTGAAAATCGTCAGTTCGCAAAGATAACGACTGGTGTAGTTTTATCGGTTTCTCCACTCAAAATCCAATTGACCAATGAGTTGATATTGGATGATTCCATGCTCGCTGTCACATGGACTGATGAAACATTGGATCCTGAGTACGTAGGTCAAACCCTTCATCTCATCAGACAAGATGGTGGAGGGTTTTATTATGTATTGTACAAGAAAATTTTCCACTACAAGCGCAAAGTGAAAGGGGGTTCTGATGAATGAGTACTCCTAAAACAAACTTTTTAAACATCGCAAAAAATGTTGTCGAAGCTAAGAAGCAACCTAGCTTAACACTGGATGAAACCAATATCTTGCTAGAAACTGACGGCATCCATGCTTTGAAGCAATCTATTAGACGTATGCTGACGACTGAACGGTTTATCTACACGATTTATGATCATCGGTACGGTGTCGAGTTAGATGCTCTATTTGGTGGGGATATGGATTATGCCCAGATGGATATCGCACGGCGCATAAAAGAGGCCTTGTATGAAGATGACAGGATTCACGAGGCTCACTCTTTTTCTACTAAGGTAAAGAAAGATGAGTTTTACGTGCAGTTCATGGTTGATAGTGATTTTGGAACATTTGAAATGGATTTGGAGGTGAAACGATGATAAAGGTAAAAACATATCCAGAAATTTTAGAGGATATGCTGGCCTTGTTCGATGATAAGTATGACAAAAGACAAGGGTCTGTCTTGTACAATCTAGTCGCGCCTGCAGCTCGAGAAGTTGCTATTCAGTATACGGTCTTAAAATCGTATGAGGAAGTCAACTTTTTAGATACGAGTACAGGAATCTTCCTAACTCGATTGTGTAGACAGTTCGGAGTTGAACGCTTGCCAGCTACGGCATCAGTTCGACTGGTTCAATTCAAACAGGAAATTCCAATCGGAACCCGTTTCAGTGTGGTTAACAGTGAGTACAATTTCCGTGTTTTAGAACGTCGCTCTGGATTTGAGTATAGTGTAGTAGCTGAACAAGCCGGAAATGCTCCTAACTATGTAAGAGGGCAACTCATCAATATCGATGTGTTGAACGGATTTAAAGGGGCAGAAATCGGCTCTGTCATCGTCGTAGGCGAAGATGAAGAGACGGATAAACAACTTCGTAAACGGACCATTGAGTATCTGAAAACACCGACTTTAAACGGGAACATCGCCCAATATAAAAAGTGGGCAAGTGAGTTCGTTGGTGTTGGTTCAGCTTTGGTAGAGCCACTCTGGAAAGGCGAAAATACAGTACGTGTATCTATTACAGACGCTGACGGTAATGAAGCAAGTGCAGAGCTGGTAAAGAAATTCAAGAATTACTTGGATCCTGAACCGAGTGGCCATGGATTGGGTGTGGCTCCGATTGGTGCTTATGTAACCGTGCAGTCAGTAAGTGGCTACAATGTCCGTATTGCTGCAACTATCAAGATTGATGAAGATGTAGATGTCGAAACAATCAAGAATGAGGCGAGAGTACAACTCATTAAATACTTACGTGAAGAAGCATTTGAAGAGAAAGAGGTTCGGAACTATAAAGTTGCCACAATCATTGACAGAATCAATGGGGTTCGAGATGTGGACCGTATTTTGTTGAACGATAGGGAACAAAGTATTGAACTTTCTACCAACATGCTTCCTAAACTAGCGGAGGTAACCATCAATGTCACAAGTTAGATATCGTATGTTATCGGCTTTGCCAGAGGTCTTAGATCCAACCATTAATGATTTGTTTGAAGCTGAAATTCCAGAACTGGAATTGATTACAGACTTAATCTTTGATACCAGACGATTGATGCTGTTGCCAGAAGCAACAGAAGACTGGATTACACGTTGGGAAAAGGCCCTTCAGGTAAAACCGAAAACGATTGATTTGGAAGAACGGAGGCGGTATCTAATCACTTTAATTTCTTCCAAGATTAAAATCAACTCAGTGAGTTTACAAAAAATTACAAAGAGCTTTACGAATGTCAATAACTTAGTAACGGTCAAGGGTTCAGCGGTACATATCCGATTTTTAGGAGAACTACCGACTGGATATTTGAACCGTTTTTTAAAGTATGTGCGTGAATTGATTCCTGCTCATTTAGGGATCCAATTCTCGGTTGAAGCGCCAATGATGAACACGATTTATATCGGCGCACATACATTCAGAGACGTTCGTTCAGTTCGATTTGAATAGGAGAAAATAAATGGGATATTTTATCCAGCCTATTGTGACTGATAAAGCAATTAGTGAAACAGCCTTAGCGATTCAGAATAGAGAACCATTGGTTTTTACTCGAATAGCTTTGGGTAGTGGACGGCATCGGACGGACGCTGGCAAGAAGAATGATGTAGCTCAAATAGTTCATTCTTTACAAGCGACACAGTCTTTATCAACTGATATAGCTGATACAATCCGTATCACAGCTCGATTTGATAATTCACGGATTGAGCGTGAAATGATTGTCAATGAAATCGGTGTATTTGCAAAACGTGGGAATCATGAAGAGTTCATGTACATGTATACTTGGGCAGAGCAGGGGGATGTGATTCCTCCTAAAACGTCTGCTTATGTATATCGAGATTATGATTTCAACACGACTATTAGCAAAAATAGTCAGATTACCATTCAATACAATGCGACTGACTTGGTTTATGCAACTGTCCCTGAATTGAAGGCGACAGAAAGAAAGTTACAAACCAATATCGATAATCACATTAGAGATGCTGCCCGTCACGTTTCCGACCAAGAACGGACACGCTGGAATGGGAAAGCCGACTCAACCCATCGTCATAGGGTATCTGATATCGACGGTCTGCCTGAAAAGATTGACGAGTTCACTAGAAGCAAGGCTGAGAAGGTTGACCTAACTGGTCACATCAACAACCGCAACAACCCACACAATGTTACAAAACAACAAGTGGGGCTAGGGAATGTCGCAAACGTCGAACAAGCAAGTAAAGTTGATTTTCAAAATCACTTAAACAATCGCAACAATCCACATAGCGTTACGAAGTACCAAGTTGGTCTTGGTAACGTAGACAACATCAGACAAGCAAGCTATGAGTCTGTAGAGGCTTTGAAGCGTGAGGTTCAGGAACACGAAGATAGACTAAATGCTATCGAATATATGTTCTTGCAGAACGACTTCACTGCACCGATTCGTACAGAAGACGGTACAGAACATACCCTACTTGCGGACGAAAATGGCCGTGTGATTGTTGCCGATTGGAAGTACATTATGGAGGTATAACATGGCAGTAATTAGTACACAGACGCGAAAAGTAACTGATTTGCCACAGGCCAGTCAGGTTAACAACTCAGACAACATCATGATCCATGATGGACGTGGGTTGAAAAAAGTATCTGTGCAGACATTAAAGAATGGAATGAGTGGCAATGTATCAGTAGCTACGTCAAACTCAAACGGTATCGTCAGACCTGATAATCAGACAACAGAGGTGTCGAATGGTGTGATGAAGGCTAAGACTGCAACTAGTGGGCAGGCTGGTGTGGTACGACCTGACAACTCAACGATTACAATCGATAACTCGGGTGTTTTACGAGTCAACAGGTCAGCGCTTGGGATTCCAAGCTTACCGTCTGAAATCGTAGCCCATAAGTTGATTAACCAAAATGGAAATCAGCAAATGAAGTATTGGTTCGGCTCTAAATCGCAGTATGAGTCAATTTCGTACAAAGACCCGAATACAATCTATGATGTGTACGAGTAGGTGATACTATGGCTACAAGAGAAGGCATTTATGTCGGTGGTAAAGATATCATCGAGAGATACGTAGGTAACAAACTTGTTTGGAGTAAGTGGGTCTATGTTGGGTATTACCAGAATTTAAGAAATATGTTTGATTCAAGCGAGTACTTGATTTTTAATGTGTCCGGCTCAGATGGAGGTTTCAACACGAAATATCGTGAAAAGACCAAAGTCAAAGATGTTAGAATACGGATTCAACACCGAAACAATACAATTACAAACGTTTATGCGAAGTATGCAGAGGTATTCAGAAGGGAAACCGGACAAGACAATTATAATAGCGGAAATTCACTCTACATCTCGTTTAAAGATAATAATCAAAAACAAGTATTTAGAAGTAATTTCGCAAATGGCGATTCACTATTCTTTTATTTCAAATAATCAGGAGAAACAAAAATGGACTATAAATTAATAAATAAATTTTTTAGAGTTGGTAAGACGGAAGTCTCTATTCAATGTGACAAGCCGTTCACTTTCTTCACTCGTGAACTTGACGGAGACCACATGGGTGATGCAGATGAAACCCTCATCGAAGCGGTTAAAGATGTGCTACGAACTGAGTTAGATCCTACAAGCGCCATTGTTAAAAACCAAGAACAATTGGCTAAAACAACTGCAGCACTTGAACAAGCGAATCAGCTCATGGAAGGCATGCAGAAGGTCAGCTTGCATAATACTGACGACATCGAGGAAATCTTCGCACGCTTGGAAGTGCTTGAAAAACACAACGGTATTGATCATGAACATGAGGGCGAAGCAGATGGACATGAGGAAGCACCACACGTTGCCGAGACACAACCTGCAGAACCTGCTCCCGTAACTCAACCAGTTCAACCAGAACCCCAACCAGTTACAGAAGTGGCCACAAATGGAGTTCCCAACGTGGTCGTATCTGAACCAACTCCAGCTCCAGCGCAACCAACTACTGAACAACCAGTAGCAGAAGCACCTATCCAACCTGCACCAGCAGTAGAACAACCAACAGAAAGCGAGACAGCACATGAAATTCCTACACCGACAAGCGAAGCGAGCACTAGTGAAAACAATGGAGGTAGCAACAATGAGTAAAATTACATTAGACCAAGCTAAAATCGACATGTACATTAATTTGCTTAAACGTGGGGCGATTGACTTTTCATTTGTCAATAAACGCTTCAAAGAGCGTGTTAAAAAAGAACTTGAGCGCCTTGGCTTGAGTAATTTGGCAAGCTAGCGAGGTGTTTATGGACGTCTTACAACAGATAGAACATTTCTTCACGAACGTGCTACCATCGGCTTCACCAATTATCATCGCTTGGCTTAGCTACAAATTGCCGAAAAAAGCCAAAGAAGAGACGGAGAAAATCGTCTCCGAACTAACCGATGTTAAGAAACAGATTAAAGATGTCCAGACTACCGCTAAAGATAGCAATTCCAAAATCGACGAAGTGCAAGAAAAATTAAAAATTCACGATGAGGCGCATCTAAATACCATGAAGTTGCGCCTTGACCGTGATATGCGACGGGCTATTAACAGAGGATATACTTCTCGAGATGAATTCTCCCTAGTGGAAAGTATGCATAAAAGCTATAAAACTCTAGGAGGTAATGGATACATAGATCGTTTATACTGCGATTTTGAGAAATTGGATATTACGACAGATATCTTAATTGATGATAGATAGAAAGAGGTTCAGAATGGGTTGTAACAAACGTAGAGTTAATACAACCAATTTGGCTCGGATTGATGGTGGCGACCTTATTAAGCAAGGGGATTTGTCTTCTACCTTTGGGTTTGAGTTGTTAGACGAGAATTACCGTGTCATGACCTTATTTGAGGGTCAAGATGCGGCTGTTACTCTAACAAAGGGACAACGTAGGTGGAAGACAACTGCTCCCGTCACTAGCCATTCTGTCAACTTTAATTTAGATAGTATTCTACCAAGCGGAAAATATCGAGTAGAAATCTCGGTTGGAGGGTATATCTTCCCAAGCGATAGAGATACTTATATTGAAATTGAAGACTCAGACAAGGAATTGGTTACGGAAGATGTCTATACTTTGAAGGAGTTAGACATAGAAAAAGAAGTTGAGAAGCAACTTGCAGGAAGAACTGTAGGTAGCGATGGCAAGGTGAGTCCGGAATTTCCAGACTTGCTTTTTTATTACAATCTAGGAAAGGTTTAACAACATGGACACAACAAAATTAACAGCATTCGCACAAGCAGTTGGAGCAGATATCAAGGAAGTGAAACAAAGCGTCAGCACTAAAGTAGAGACTTCAGCAATGACGCAAGCTATTTCACAAGCAGTCACTCAAGCCAAATCAGAAGTCAAAGCTGAAATCTTGGGTGAAGGAACGCCTGAGAATCTTGATACGTTGAAAGAAATCGCAGACAAAATCACGAACATGGGTCAAGATGAAAACGGCGCACTTCTCGGCAAAGTAACCGAAGTTAGCGGACGTGTAGACCAGATTGTCAATCTTGATTTGGTAGAGACCTACAATCAAGCGAAAGCGTGATATCTATGAATAACCTTGAAAGTCTAGCAACAGAAATTGGTAAGGATATCAAGGATATCAGGACGCGTTTTGCGACGAAGCAGGAAATGCAGGAAGCGACTGAGATTGACTATTCTCAGATTGTCACGCATGAAGAGTTAGAGGGCAAGCATTATCTGACTGAACATCAGAACATTTCTCATTTGGCGACTAAATCAGAGGTAATCAATAAACTAGATAAGATTGATTTTGACTTGCTAAAACGTGATGCGGTTACACGCAATGAGCTAGATAGTAAGCATTATCTAACAGAACATCAATCGCTTGCGGAGTATGCTAAGAAATCAGAAATTCCAAAACCTCAGCTGACCTTGACAGGCAATACCCTCGGTATCGTCGGGGGTAATAATGTCACTCTACCGCTACCAGATAATGTGGGTCATGAAATCCGTGGCACAGGCTCTCCAGAAGGTCGTATAACGGCCGAAATCGGAACAACCTATGTGGATGTCAACGTGACGAATGGCGCTCTTAAGTGGATAAAAGAGAGCGGAAATGGTAACACAGGTTGGCGTGTATTGATTGGTGATACAGGTTGGAGAACGTTAAACAGTGTCTCTAAAGTAGGAAACTCATTCGTTAAAATCAGACGTGTTAACAACCTTGTTTCTTACCAATTTGGTGGTCTTCAATGGGGTTGGTTTGGAATAGGCAGACGAAATGGTTCTGGATTTGTAAAACATAATCCTAGCGGAGATAAAGGGGCTAGAGTTGTTAATCCAGGTGGTATTCCCGAAGGTTTTAGAAGTGAAAATTCACTTATAGGGTCAACTTATAAAGATAATGGTACACCTTATGGAATATGGTATTTAGGTGGTAAATCGGACTCTAATTTCATTCAATTCACATTTAACGAAGACATCCCAACCAACAGAGATATTGGAGATATCCGTGTAAGTGCTATCTCTTACTTAACCGATGAGCCTTGGCCGACAACATTGCCATAATAGAAAGGAAAACAATATGATTAACTGGAAATTACGACTAGAAAATAAATACTTTTGGCTGACTGCAATCCCAGCCTTTTTGCTTGTCTTGCAAGCTGCTGCAGCAGTCTTTGGATATCATCTGGATTTGGGTGATATCGGCAACAAGCTGATTTTGCTTGTTAATGCAGTATTCGTGTTCTTGACTGCTATCGGTCTAGTCAATGACCCAACAACAAGCGGAATCACAGACAGTACACGAGCGCTAGAATACAAGAAACCAAGTGAGGAATAGTATGGATATCGATACAAGCAGACTACGTACAGACTTGCCTCAAGTAGGTTATGCACCTTACCGACATGTGCACGCTCATTCGACTGGAAACCGTAACTCAACTGTACAGAATGAAGCAGATTATCACTACAGAAAGGACCCTGAACTAGGGTTCTTTTCTCATGTTGTCGGAAACGGTCGTGTTATGCAGGTAGGTCCTGTAAATAACGGATCGTGGGACGTTGGAGGTGGTTGGAATGCGGAAACCTATGCAGCAGTTGAACTGATTGAAAGTCATTCAACCAAAGAAGAGTTCATGGCAGATTACCGTCTATATATCGAACTCTTGCGCAATCTAGCAGATGAAGCAGGTTTGCCAAAAACTCTTGATACAGACGACCTAGCAGGTATCAAAACGCATGAATACTGTACCAACAACCAGCCCGACAACCATTCAGACCATGTGGACCCTTATCCATATTTGGCTAAATGGGGCATCAGCCGTGAACAGTTCAAGCATGACATTGAAAACGGCTTGACCGTTGAAGCAGGATGGAAGAAAAATGGTACTGGCTACTGGTACGTTAAAGAAGATGGCTCTTATCCAAAAGACATGTTTGAAAAGATTGATGGCACCTGGTATTACTTCGATGGGTCAGGCTACATGCTTGCAGACCGCTGGAAGAAGCACTCAGATGGTAACTGGTACTGGTTTGACCAATCAGGAGCAATGGCTACAGGTTGGAAGAAGATTGCTGATAAATGGTACTACTTTGACGTAGAAGGTGCTATGAAGACAGGTTGGGTCAAATACAAGGACACATGGTACTATCTTGATAGCAAGAACGGCGACATGGTATCTAATGCCTTTATCCAGTCAGCCGACAAGACAGGCTGGTACTACATCAAATCAGACGGAACAATGGCAGACAAACCAGAGTTCACAGTAGAGCCAGATGGCTTGATTACTACGAAATAATTTTAAAAATAAATAGAAAGGAAACTTTCTAAAATGTTCTTTCACCGCAGGCTCACGCTTGCGGTTTTTTTGTTTGCCCTGAAAGTAGTTTCAGAATGAAAAAAGTTTAAATTTCTTTGTCAAAATACTTGACGAACGTAAAGTATTTTGGTATACTATAATCAAGATAAAGGAAGGGAGAGCGAAAGGCTCTCATGGTAAAACAAAATGAACACATATAAAGAACAGCTTCAAGAACTTCAACAATTCGCATTTGATATCATCAAAGAATATCCAATCGATAAAGAAGCAGCAAACGTACTAGCTGAACTTGCTAATGCGAACAATCAAGATCGCATCAAATTCTTTGAATTAAACAAAGGTGAAGATACAAGAAAAGTATTTTACGATTTAGCTTCAAGTGGTTCAATCGCTAAATGGCTTGATAATTATGCTTTAGTAGCATACATTAACGACTAAAAAATATAAGGAGAAAATATCATGGTTACTGAAGAACAATTAAAAGAAGCTCTTATTGACTTGTACGAGTCAGAATTTAAAGACGAACAAACATTTGAAGAATTCGCTGATATGCTAGATTTTTGGATTGATAAAGATGACCGAATTTTAATTGAGGGACGAGGGATGAAACCTATTGACGGTATAAAAGAGGTTGGACACGTTGATAAAGGGGTGATATATGCGTATTAACACATCACAAGTTGAGACGGTCTTAATGAACAAGGCTGTCTCAGCTTATCGCTTAGCGAAAGAAATTGGAATCCAAGAGAGTTCTATTTCTCTCTTGAGAAACGGGAAGAAAGACTTCAATAAATTGAGTCTTGAAGTAGCCATGAGGGTTCAATCTTGGATAGATGCTGGGAATTATCGTTTCAGCTACGATTATTCAGAGTCAATCGAAGAACTGGAAGCGGACATGGCTGAAGGATTGACAGGCGAGTACATCTATATAGCACGAGGAGAATACAATGAAATATTGGATAAATGTCCTATCATCGATTATTACTATACTCCTGAAGAAATCGAAGAAGGAGACATTGCTGAGAAAGTCCTCACGGCTTCGGTGCTTGCAGAAATGAAAGCTGATAATGAAATATTTTAAAAAGACCGTGACAATCATCACGGTTTTCTATTTTGCAAAAACACGCATTTTGAACGATTAGAAGGCAAAATCTAAATCCTATTGTTCAAAAAAACGCTTACATGAAGAATAGGAAGGGAAAATCGTGGTGTATTATTGTCAAAAACGGTGTTTTGTTAAAAATAAAAAAATAATGATTTTTTCATAACTTTTTATCTTCTTTTACGAATAGATAAGTAAGGAGGAAGAAAATATGAACATTTTGAACATTAAACTTGCAAACGTAGAGCAGACAGACTTAGGTTTTGAACATTGGGTAGATGTAACTTACCAAGTTCCGATTTTGAAAAACAAGTACACGGTCAAGCTGTTGCTGCTCATGGAATGCAAGATAGAGGACCAGGAAGTGATTGAGTATCTGGTCAGCACTTGGAAATATCGTGATCTCGTGTTGCATTCATTGCAGATGTATGAGACGGAGAAAAGAAGTAATTTTACTATCCTTTATTGAGATGTTAGTGGTCCTTTTAATCATCAGCGTGCTTCTCTTGCTCTTTGTACCTAATTTGACCAAGCAAAAAGAGGCGGTCAATGACAAAGGAAAAGCTGCTGTTGTTAAGGTGGTGGAAAGCCAGGCAGAGCTTTATAGCTTAGATAAAAATGAAGATGCTAGCCTAAGTAAGTTACAAGCAGATGGGCGAATCACAGAAGAACAGGCTAAAGCTTATAAAGAATACCATGCTAAACAAAATACCAGTCAAACCGTTGCAGATTAAGGCCTTTACCATGCTGGAAAGTCTCTTGGTTTTGGGTCTTGTGAGTATCCTTGCCTTGGGCTTGTCCGACTCTGTCCAGTCCA